AGCGTCCGCGAACCTCGGCGGTCTTGCCGCTTCGGCTGTCACGGCAGTCGAGCAGGATGCTGTCGCAACAGCAACCCTCGGCGGTCTAGTCGCAACAGTTGATTCAATACCGACACCACCAGAACCGGAGCCGACACCTAAACCGTCTGGTGGTCGCAGAGTTTATTCAACGACACCACGCAAAAAGATTGAACCCATCATCGAGCCGGTCGTGGAGATACCTGTCATCCAACCGAAACGACGCTACGCGGTTGTCTCAACATCTTTGAACGGTATGCAAGCACAAGCAACAAGCACGATCACATTCAGCATCTTGGAAGATGATGCTGAACTACTATTGATGCTCTGAGGTAACAATCATGCCAATCACAAACGGATCAATCGCAGTCGGCACAGCCGCAACACTTGTCAGTCACGCTGGAGTGAACCCAGGGACTTTGCACATCAGCAACATTGACAACACCGACACAATCTTTGTTGGTGGCGCGACGGTTGTCGTGAACGCTGGTCATGCGTTACCGAAAAGCGCATCCGAAGACTTCGATATCTATCCAGGTCAAAGCATGTACGCAGTATCAACCAAAACCGGTCACTCAGTAGCGTTCACACTCATCACGCCATAATGCCTTACTTCATTACCGACAAGTCACCAGATTGTTCTGGTTGGGCAACCGTCAAAGAAGATGGCGAAGTCATCGGCTGTCACACAACGAAACAAGATGCGGTCGATCAGATGGTCGCGGTATCTATCGCCGAAGATATGGAACCTGGTGGCGAACGTGCGTTGCCAGATAACTATCGGCCAGCGTTAGCACCAGATGTTCCTGAAGGTCGTGCTTGCGGGAACTGTCACTTCTACGACGAAGACAATGTGCAAGGCGAAGGAGACAACCTCAAGGCTTGGTGTGAAAGATGGGATGCTTATGTTGACGGCGGATTCTATTGCAACGCATGGCAACCACACGAAGAAGAGATGGAAGAAGAAGAAGAAGAAGAAGAATCGGTACGTCAGGTATCTCTTGAGATACCTGTCTACATTCGTACCGCAGCAAGAAAAGGATTGGACTACTACGGTCAAGGTCTTGCGGGTGAAGGGCTGGTCGATAGAACCGTTCGTGAGGCACGAGATATGGCGCGAGGCGACATCACCGAAGACAAAGTTGTGCGAGCGAACGCTTGGGCGCAACGACACGCCGTAGACCTACAAGCACCAAAGAACTCGGATTCAACCGATGACCAGTTCCCTGGTGCGGGTGCGGTCGCACACTATTTGTGGGGCATCAATCCATTGAACCCTCAGCCGGCACGAGATTGGTTCGCAAGAAAATCTGAAGCAATCAAATCTGAACGCGCACCAGCACCACCATCAGACCAGATCATCGGTTCAGATAAAAATCCGAAAGGTTCAGCGAAAGCTCCTGCTGGGTCGGACACAATCGAATTGACCGAAGCGATCGAAGAAGGCTTGAAGAACAAGGCCGATGAACACAACGAGAAACTTGATGGCGCGGATCCGTCTTGGAAGCGGGCAACTGTCGGCATGTTGCGAACCGTGTTCCGTCGCGGTGCCGGAGCGTATTCGACATCTCACCGTCCAGGTATGACTAGGAATCAGTGGGCGTATGCGCGGGTGAACTCGTTCTTGTATTTGTTGCGCAACGGTCGTCCAGAGAATCCGAAGTACATCACCGATAACGATCTACTTCCCAAAGATCATCCTCGCTCCTCTAGAACCTTGCCCGTGAATGTTGTTATGATTGACGGCATGAGCGAATCATTAGAGACACGCCGCATTCACATCAACGACTTCGAACTACGCGAAGGTCCAACAGGTGACGGAATGTCATTCACAGGATACGCAGCAGTCTTCAATTCTGATTCCGAACCGTTGCCGTTCATCGAGCGAATCATGCCAGGTGCATTCAAGAAATCTTTGAAAGGTCGCAACACAATCAAGATGTACATGAATCATGATTCGTCGATGCTTCTTGCTTCGACACGTTCGAAGACTTTGCGTCTTGAAGAAGATTCACGAGGTTTGTTGGTGAACGCCGATCTGCCAGACACAACCGTCGGTCGTGACCTCAGCGTGTTGATGAAGCGCGGCGATGTTGACTCGATGTCGTTCGGGTTCTCGGTTCCGTCCGGTGGAGACAAATGGTCAGATGACGGCATGACTCGCGAACTGCGTCAGGTTCGTTTGCATGAGGTTTCGGTTGTGACAGGGTTTCCTGCTTACAAGGCAACTTCGGCCACTGTCCGTTCTCTTGACATTCTTGCCGAGCGCACAGGTGTTGACGCAGACAAGCTCGCTGAAGCAATCACGATCCTTGAGGCTGGTGGCACTTTGTCGGATGAGTCAGCCGATCTGTTGTCGGGTGCGGTCAGCAAACTTCGAGCCGAACCAGCCAAAGTTCCTTCGTCAGTGAACTTGTTGGCGAAACATCTTGAACTGTTGAAAACTTTCTAGTTTCTCATATACACTCGGTCTGTCGGTAAGCGTCCCGCTACGACTAGAGATTGGTCAGCGTTCCGCGCCTTTCGGAATACAACTTCCTGCGCACTTACAAACTTAACCAATCATGGAGAAATCATGAAACAATTCATTGAACAACAAATGGCTCAACGCGCTACAGCGTGGGAAGCCGCAAAGAAGATTCTTGATGTTGCAACCGCCGAGAAGCGTGACTTGACAGCAGAAGAGACTCAGACATACGAGCGCATCAGCAAAGAACTTGAGGATCGCCAAGCAACAATCGAGAAGCTCCGCGCCGATGAGGCCCGTGAACTTCGTCTTGAAGCAGCAACTCGTGACATCGCAGACCAGGTTCGTCCTGTCGCTGATGCTCCACGCGGTGTTCGTTCAGATGCAGAAGTCATTCGCTCGATGGCGAAGGGCGAGATTCGTTCGCACTCGTTTGAGAAGCGTGATGTTGTAAAGACATCAGCAGGCGCACCAGTACCAACATCGTTCTACGACCAAGTAATCATGCTTGCTCGTCATGTTGGTCCAATGCTCCAAACATCAACGATCTTGAACACAGCATCAGGCGAGAACCTTCAGATTCCATCACTTGCTCAGTATTCAACGGCAGCAATCACAGGTGAAGGCACAGCAATCGCTGAGAGTGATCCGGTCTTTAATCAGTTCGTGACTCTTGGTGCTTATAAATATTCGTTCCTTGTTCAACTCTCATCAGAGTTGATCGAAGACAGCGGTGTTGACATCTTGTCATTCTTGGCAACTGAAGTCGGCAACGAACTTGGCTTCCGTGTGAACGATGCCTTGACAACTGGCTCAGGCACAAACCAACCAAAGGGCATCGTCGTAGCATCATCTGCCGGCGTAACTGGCGGAACGGGTGTATCTGGTGCATTCACAGCAGACAACTTGATCAGCCTTGTTTACTCGGTAAACACAGCAGGTCGACGTCTCGCAGGTTCGGGCTTCCAGATGAACTCGTCTTCAATCGCGAAGATGCGTTCGTTGAAGGACACCGCAGGCAACTACGTCTTCTCACCAGCACTCAACGCTGATGCGAATGACTTGCTTCTTGGATACCCAGTATTCGAGAACCCAGCAATGGCAGACACAGCAACAAGCGCGAAGTCGGTAATCTTCGGACACCTTCCTTCGTTCTTCGTTCGTCAAGTTGGCGGCATCAAGTTGGATCGAAGCGATGACTTCGCATTCAGCACTGGCCTTGTTACCTTCCGCGCAACAATGCGTGTCGACGGCAACTTGCCACAAACATCACATGTCAAACACTTCATCGGTAACGCTGCTTAATTAGAGCAACCGAAAACAGACATGACAGTCCGCAAGGACTGTGACTAGGATTAAGTCCACGGCCATTTCGTGCAGGGTTGGCCGTGGACTTTCCATTTCTGCACTAAACTTAGGAGGATCATGTGGCAGACCGTAATCGTCAAAGGCATACCAGTGGAGATGCCAGGAGCCTTAGCGGAGCGTTTGCTCCGAGCGGGCGTAGCGCACTCGTTGGAAGTGTCCGACCAACCAATCCCGACCGACTCAGGGTCGTCTGGTATTCCAACGCTCCATGGGCTTCCACCGGATACGGACAGCAAACCGCGCAAGTCATCCAAAGGCTCGCGAAAGAAGATCACCAAGTAGCAGTCCACGCGATGTACGGCCTGTCAGGCGCGACATCAACTTGGAATGGTTTCAAAATCTATCCGCAAGGACTCGCAACATACAGCGATGATGTCGTTGTCGCGCACACTATGGAGTGGGCAAATCAGGATCTGTCAACACCGACGTTGTTGATGACTTTGTTTGATGTATGGGTGTTGAAATCTGAATCATTGAAAACTTTGAAGAACATCGCATCGTGGGTTCCTATCGATCATCAGCCGACACCGCCAGATGTGTTGAGATGGTGTGAGCGTGACAATGTGCGTCCGATAGCGATGTCGAAGTTTGGTTCACGAATGTTGGAGACGGCAGGTGTCGAACACTTGTATGTTCCTCACGCAATTGAACCTGTGTTCCAGCCAACCGATTCTGTGATGCTTGCGAACGGTCGGAAGATGACTGGTCGAGAGTTTATGGGTTGGGAAGAGGACAGGTTCGTGGTGTCTATGGTTGCGACGAATAAAGGTTCGCAGCCTGCGCGTAAGGCTTGGGCCGAGAACATTCTTGCGTTCTCTATCTTCGCCAAGGATCATCCTGATGCTGTGTTGTATTTGTACACGGAGCCTGATGGTGCGATGTCTGGGATTAGTTTGCCGACATTATTGGATGCGGTCGGTGTGTCGAAGGACAGATACAAGGTTGTTGATCAGTATGCGTATCGTCATTCGTTGCCTCAGAATGTGATGGCTGCGATGTACACGGCGTCCGACGTTCTTCTTGCCTGCTCGATGGGTGAAGGGTTCGGCATTCCCGTCATTGAGGCACAGGCCTGTGGGACGCGGGTGATTGTTTCTAACTTCACTGCGCAACCTGAACTGGTCGGTGACGGCTGGACGGTTGATGGTCAGCCGTGGTGGGATGCGGCGCAGGCTTCATGGTTCTTCACACCGAACGTACCCGACATCGTCAATGCCCTGAAGATGGCCTATAACGCGCCTAGAAGCCGTTCTCAGGACGCGATCACCCATGCCCTAGGGTACGGAGCCGACAAAGTTTTTGAGCAGTTTTGGAAGCCTGCAATGAAGGAGCTGTCTGCATGGTGCCGGTCATAGTCATACCCGTACTCAACCGATATGACCTATTTGAACGATGTATCAGAACAATCGACTATGCGGTCGAGCATCTGATCATTATCGACAACGGCGGAATGATCGAGAAGGATTGTTTGTCGTTGCCGAAGAACTCAAACATTGAGAACCGATATGTCTTGGATATGCCGAGCAATCTCGGTGTGGCGACATCTTGGAATCTTGGTATCAAGATGACACCGTTCGCACAAGGTTGGATTCTGCTCAACTCGGACGCATTCTTTGAGCGCGGCGAACTACAAAAGTTCTACCGTGAATGCCACACAGACGAGATTCATTTAGCAGGTCAACCAGGTTGGTGCTGTGCGTGGATCGGCTCACAAGTAGTCAAAGATGTTGGCTTGTTCTGTGAAGCGTTCCATCCGGCGTACTTCGAAGACAACGACTATG